TCCCCCTCTAAGTCTCCTAGATCTAAGTTAACATCTTCAACGTTGCCTAAATCTAAATCATCAACGGCACCTAAATCAAGATTTCCTTCGATGTCCTGCTTACCAGCGCTGTTTAAATTCAACTTCTCAATCTCTGCCAACTGCTCTTTTAAGCGTTTAGTCAGTGCATCGACTTCTTCCAGCTTCTCATCGAATAACAAGATTTTTCCTTCAATCTTCCCTAAATAACTTGTTGGATCTAAGCGATTCGCTAAATAACCTTTTCCTTTTTCAAGCAGAGTTGAATTATTTTCAGACCGTAAATCGCCCGGCAAAACCGCAGTAAAGTTTAAATATTTATCTGAATCTGCATCTAAATAATCAACGATTGTAGTGTTTGTACCTCTTCGGAATGTTACGCTTTTTACTTCTAACATAATTTATTCTCCTTTGTATAAGTTTTCTAGTTTGTCGTAAAGTGTATCGAATGCGATGTCGTTAAAGCTTTCTGCTGACTCGAATTCGTCACACTCAAGTGCATTAAAAAAGGCCTTGATTTTAGTCTCGTGTTCGACTAAATCAATGACCGCTTCTTCTTTATCGAGCTCTAAAATTAACTCGCTATGTTCTGCCAATTCCTTTCTACCCACACCGTCTAGCGTGATTGGCCGTCCTTTCTCATCAAAGACCACTCGATCCTTTTCCACTTCGAAATAATCTGCATGGATACAACGCGCATCGTCTTCAAATTCATGCTGTTTCTTTAACAGTGCTTTAAAGAGTTTCGCCTTTCCACGTTTGACCTTTCCTTTTTCCACTACTGTTTTATCTAATACTTCTAAGAACCCTGCTAACTGCTGATTTTCACATTTAAACTGCTTCATTTAATTTCTCCTTTAATAACTCGTTTTCTTCTTCTAAGTTCTCAATTCGCTCCAGCAACTGCTCGTGCGATTGCTGAAGTGCATGTCCAATTGTGTGGACATATCTCGTTTCGTCGTAGCGCAAGTAATCTTCGCTATCCGTTGTGATTAACTCACTTGCGGACTGCTGAACTTGCTGTGCAATGAACCCAAATTGATTCTTGGATCCGTCTTTCCAGTCAAAGTTTGTATACTCAATGTTCAGAATTTGGCTTAGACTATTCTGATTTGACTTCTGAATGTTCGTCTTTAAGCGGACATCCGAACTATATTTAATCGAACCGTTAATATCCACACTCTTATACGTCAGTCGCATGACTCTCGCACCTGCACTTGCATAAAAGTCCAGCTTATCATTCGCTTCAAGCGTTGCAATGCTTTGCGCGAAAGTGAGTCGATTTCTACCGTTGAGTGATCCACCGATAATGCTGGCCCATTCCCCACGAGCCGTCCCTGCTGAAATGGTAAAGCCCGCTTCCGTCTTAAGTGCAGCGATTTTATTTGTTTGGATACCGTCGTATTTTTTGTTAATCACCATTTTCGGTTCAAATTTCCGAACGGACGGCTCATTGCTTGTTCCTAGTGCGATCTGCCCATATGCTCCAATTCCGATAGTGTGGTGATCGCCAAATCCATCCATGAAATATTCTTCGTCATTAGCGTGGTAATCAGACCCTTTGAAGTAGCCGATAACCCCAGCATTATCACCAGCGCCACGCCCTCGAAACATTTCTAATCCGGTTGCGGTATAGATGGTTTTACGCCAGGCTCCCGAGTTAATCATCTCAATTCCAGCTGATGTAATCTGTACACGATCGTTAATGTTGTTCCAATTCGATTGAACGAAGTTAGTTTTGTTCCCGGTAATATTATTTGCGTCCAAGTTAATCACTCGCACTCGAGCCGCATTCAGTGTCCCCGCCGTGATCTTATCGGCATTCAAGCTTGCGATGTGACTGTTCTTAATCACGGCGTTGTCAATTGAGGTATCACCAGTAATTTGAACTTTACTCCCGCTGATCTTAACGCCAGAACGGTCTAAGCGAATGGCGCTAATAATTTCGCTACCCGTCATCTTCCCAGATGAACTCGGCACACGGCTTCGCACCGCCGCCCAGATTGTATCTGAATATTGCGACAAGTGGGTTGAGAAGTCGTCGCTAGACACCTTCGAGGACAATTGATCAGCTAATTGCGTGACTCTTGACTGCAAGCCGTTATGCCCATGAACCGTTGTTGTTAAGCCACCAACCGTTTGCGACAGTTGCGAATAGCTTCCTTCAACGCCTTGTATACGTTGGTCAAAGCCTTGCACACTTTGACGTACGCTACTAATCGCACCCTCAGCATCACGGATTCGACGACTGAATCCGTTGACGGTCTGTGTTGCTGTGGTCACACGACCGTCCAAACTTTGAATTTCTGTTTGTTTGAGTCCGGCAATTGCAGTATCGGTATAGCTTTTATTCGCACTCTTAATTCGTGTTTCCATGCCGTCAAGCGTACGCTCAAAGCTCGCTTTGACTTCTCTATCGCCTGCTTCAAACTCTTCACGGATTCCACGGATTGTCTGTTCAACTTGCGAGAAGTCCCCGCTTGCTGTTCTTAGCGTTTGACGGAAGTTCTCGATGGATTGTTCCATCGAACTAATGTCGCCGGTCAAATTCTTGATTTCCGTACGTCTTAAATCAGCGATTTGCAAGTCAGTATATTGATTTGCTTCAGTCTTAATCGTTGTCTTAACGCCATCAATCGTTTCATTTATTTCAGTAAAACGACCATTCAAATTTTCTACACGTCGTTCAAAACCTTTGATTGATTGCGTATTACTCGAGATATTCCCCTCAGCATTAGATAATCGACTTTCATATCGATCCAGCGATTGTGTCACTTTGCTGACTTTTCCGTCCACACTTTCAATCAAAGTTTCTCTCATACTTGATAGTTCCGTATTTGTATAACTATGCGCTGAATCTTTTATGCGCGTCTCCGCGCCTTCGAGCGTACGTTCGAAACTTGCTTCAAGCTCTTTATCTGCTGACTTAAACTCTTCACGGATTCCACGGATGGTCTGCTCAACTTGACTAACATCACCGCTTGCAGTTGCTAATGTTTGCCTGAAATTCTCAATGCTTTGTTCCATCGAACTGACATTACCTTCGATATTTTTTAGTTCGGTTCTTCTCAAGTTGGCTAATTTTGTGTCGGTGTATTGATTCGCGCGGTTCACGATCTTTGTTTCTACACCATCGATTGTTTCGTTGATTTGTGTGATACGACCGTCTACATCTTCCACTCGTCTATTGAATCCGTTAATCAACTGTGTATTGCTCGAAATGTTTCCCTCAGCATCTTCGAGTTTGTTTTGGAATCCCTTCAATGTTTGTGTATGACTTGAAATAGTCCCCTCAGCATTTCTTAAGCGAACACTATACTGGTCTAAATTCTGATTCACTGTGGATATACGCCCATCGATATTCTCAATCACTGTTTGTTGCATGTCTGCTACTTTGGTATCCGTATAACGATTAGCTTCATCTTTGATTGTGGTTTTAACACCTTCGATAGACTCGCTGACACTTGTTAACCGCCCGTTCAAGTCACTAACAGAACGATTAAATCCTTCTATTGTCTGCGTGTTGTTCGAGACAGACCCTTCAACGCCTTGCAGACGTGTCGCATGCGCATTCAGTGTTTGAGTTGCTGTGGACACACGGCCGTCCAAATTCTTAATCTCCGTCTGCCTTAGCTTAGCCAATTCCGTATCAGTGTACTCATTAGCACCGTTGCGAATGTTTGTTTGCATACCAGTCAATCGTTGCTCGAAAGTAGCGTAATTACCGCTAATCTTATCTTCAAAGGCTTGGATATGTTGTTCTGGGCTGATACCCAGTTTGCTCGACAGCCGGCCATTGTGATACTCCACCAACAGAGCTTCATTGTTCGCATGGATTTTCCCCCACAAATCACTATTTGGATCATCCATTCGCACACGAATATCTCTTAAATCTTTAAAGAGTCCACTCACTTGTGACTCCACAAAGCTTGGTGCGACAAAGTCTGTTGCTCGTCTGCCTTCTTCAATTTGAATTTGCTTTAGCTTTGTATCGCCGATGCATCCGTCTATCTTATAAATGCGTATCAGCTCATCCGACGCACTCGGTGTGAACGTGAATGATTCCCGACTGTTTGTGCCTGTTACGCCCCTAATTTCTATCATAAAACTCCTCCTCTCTATTCTGACTCTCAATCAACTTAAACATATCTTACTCCTTCTCCACAAACACCAATTTATTCGTACTATCCGGCTTGATTGCCTCTGGACCAACCCAAACATCCAAGTAGCGTTTTGTACGGTCGTTCTTGACTCTTCCGGAATTCTCTTTGAGTTCAGCTATTTCACGTTTTAGTGCAGCAACTTCACTTTTCAGCGCATAATCATTCAGCACGCTTTCTAGTGCTTTCCTGATTTGCTCATTGCTCAAGCCTTCCAGACTTACGGTCCCGTCTTGTCCTTTTTGAACTTCGACAGTGTTCCCATCACTAAATGTTATCTGAGTGTTTCCGCTACTTAAAAATCGGCTACTTCGAATAGTTAAACTATCCCCGGTCGATCCTCTTGGTCCAGGTGGTCCAATGTTCCCCCGCGGACCTTGTGGACCTGGAACGCCACGTGGGCCGGTATCGCCTTGGTCTCCTTTCGGACCTGTCAAGTACTGCAAGCTACTAAATCGACTCGCTCCGTCACCGACTTTAACTTTGCCTGTGTCGGACTCCACACCTAGCTCCCCAGCCAGCAATATCTCTGAACTACTCCGCCAGGCACTTGCGCTCTTTCGCCTATGCTGTACTCGAATTGGTATATTCTCTGCCATTTAATCAACTCCCTCCGTCAAATATAATGTCTGCATTTTCAGACCACTCACCATGAAACTCGGCTTCTAAGTTTCCGTCAGCAATTGTTTTAAGTTGCGGATTAACAGTCACGGTCTTGTTGCTGTCTATCGTCACTCGTTGAGTCGTTGGTTCTGTGAACCACGGACTGTCCACATTCAATGTATACTGTCCGTTGTAGACCGCAAACAGCTCTGTTGCTTGCGCAGTCGCTTTTTTATCCGCTTGTGGATAGTATTGGCTATCTGGTCGCATCTCAATCGCTGCGCCATACCAAAGTGGTGTGGACAAGCGAACCGTGACCGTGCTTGAACTGCGTGGAATACATTCCGCTTCAAAACTTATGGTGAGTTCTTTCAGCCGACCACTTTCATCGGTTGGCCAGCCATCCGGACCATTCGACCCAATCTCCACATAGCCGGTTTCTAGCTGAATCGTAGCGTTCGTGGTATCCGTCCGATTTTTGTTATAGCGAGTCTTCCCGTCCCCGCCGATAATTTCAGCATTCACTCGTGCAGTTTGTGACGTTTGTTCCAACTTGTCTTCAATGTCTTTCAGTGCGTTCCCGAATCCCGCGTTGTTGATGATGTTGCGAACTCGTTCGTTAATTTTCTGACTAATATCCGCATTATCCAGCGCTTCAGCAATCCGTTTGTCCAGACCTTCCAGCATTCCCGCATCAAAACTCTTAAGTTGTTGCTCAAAATCGCTTAAATGCTTCTCAAACTCGTCCATTTTCTGGTCGTTTTGCTCACGGATCCGTTCCCTTTCTTCTGATTGCTCGGATAGTTTTTTCTGAAAATCATTTAAGTCCTCTTTATTCTTCTCACGGATTTGTTCAATCGATGCATCGGAATCAGCTAATTTCCGCTCAAACTCATTAATCTTTGCTTGATTCTCTTCACGAATTCGCTCCCGTTCTTGCTGATCGCGCTCCAGTTGTTTCCGATATTCATTAACTTTCCGCTCAGCTTCTCTATCATTCTCATCTAGCGACTGTCTGAACTGCTCTAGCGACTGATGGAACTCTTCGAGCCGTCGCTCATTCTCCGCTTGTTGTTTCTCAAAAGCTTCATCCGCTTTGCGCCAGTATTCTTCCATTTCCTTTACTAAACGCTCGACACGTTCGCCGTCGTTGGTTCGGACAAGTTCTTCCCAGAATTCGCCATTCCAGCGATGCATAATGTGATCGCCTTCGGAATCCGGGTCCGGCTTGAACCACAAATCGTTAATCTTCGGTACATGGCCTTTATCTCGCGGATCTTCAGCCATATAAAAGTTCGAATTGAAACCATTCGCACTAATGACGGAATCAACTTGCTTTTCAATCGCACTGCCGACTTCTTCACGTACACTATCAACCGCACTGCTTAAGATGCGTGATTCCCTCTTATTCGCCGACTCATTCATCTGATCGCCTAGCTTAATATCAACCGCCCGAGCCATTAGACGGTCCCACGTGATTTCAAAAATCCGGGTTTCATAGTCAATTTGCCTATCCGGTCTAACCACACGAATAACGTCCCCGATTTGTCCTTCGAGATACACACTTGACGTCTTAAACAAGACTTGCGGACGACTCAACCGCTCCAGTTCAGCATATGTAAGCTTGATTAATTCATGCTTATCTTCTTCATCTTGAAAGTCAACAAAGCCAATCTTCGGCTTCATCTGCCCGTCTGTCCCACGAACCCCGTACCGTTCCGTCGCTTGTGGAATTTCCACATACAACTGCCCCGCCGGCTTGTCAACAGGATCCCCGTTAGAAACAGACCATTCCACTTCTTCAAAGTTAATCTTCCGCCCATATCCAGCTTGACCGGACTCATTCTCATCTTCGCTAGAAACTTCTTCACCTTTCCCACGACCAATTAAAGCCGTATAAAGTTCCGTCCGTTCTTCTTCCTTCACAATCTCCAGCGCATTATGCCCGTACACCACCCGTGCACCCCGCCGTTTCCCCAGCCGGTGCTTAAAGTCAATGTAACGTGCCCCAATCCGCCCGTTCGTCACTTCCACAAAGAACTGCATTTCCAATTGCCAGACTGAACAGAACTTCTTCAGCGCATCAAACACGGACACAAAATAAACATTCGTGCTTCGTCTCCCGGTGTCCGCCACATACCCTGCACGCCAGTTGGTACCATCCAACACATGATCTATCGCATATCTTGCTTCTCGCTCATGTGGCCGGAAATCTCTCACCGGTGTTTTGCGTAGAGCTTCAATCCCTGACTGAACGCCTTGAATAGACGTAATATTCCCGCGGGTTTCATGCTTCTGCACCCAGAAGTAGTGATACTGATAATCCATATTCTCGACTGGAATCGCCACATACTCCAACTGCGCCAAGACCTCATCATCCAGTGCTTCAATCTCTGCATATAAGTTATCGCTCACGTAACGCTCATCCGTCAGCGCCTGCTTGTGTTCCAGCACCCGTGTAACGTCATTTCTGACGTACCGAATAACTTGTTCTTTGTGATTAAATAAAATCATCATAGTTTGCGATCCCGCCATTCTAACGTTGCTAGTCGTGCGTTCTGAACCGTGATGTTATCGCCGTCCCGTAAATAAAAGGCTTCTGGATAGCTAAACCGCGCTAAATCACTATTGACGTTCAATCCGTCCCGCGACACGATGACCTGTTCCGGCTGATAGTCAATCCGCACTGTCTGACCAGAACTATAAGACCCGTTCAGCACGAGTCTGTCTCTGCCATTGCTTAACTCGATGTTATCCGATCCTTGCGCCGTCAAGTCAATTTTGTGTGGTAAGACTTCATGTGCATACGTCAATCTGACATTTGACCCACTCTGGATTGGACCATAAGCATACGGATCCGGACAGAACAACTCGAACTCACTCACAATGCTTAATCTATCTTCTCTGAACTGATTCGCTCCGCTAAGCACCGCATAATAGTGCCAGCCCGGTTCATCAGCGAATGTCACATCCAACCGTTCTCCAGCCCGCAACAACTTGTTCAGCTGATTAAATCGTTCTCTCAACTCTTTCGAACTATCGGCTTGTAGGCGGTATTGAACAGTTAGTATTCTTGGTTCCGTGTGATTGTAGTTCAACCACACCCCCGCCCGGGCAGGGACTTCGGTGGTGTTAGGGTGTTCGGACATAATGCCCCGACCACTGACACTAAGCTGTCGGTAGCCGGGAACCTGTCCGCTGATCGCTTCGCCATTAATGCTCATCTCATCGACTGAAGCGATTTTTAAAGGCTTATGTTCATTTAACTTTACATATTCTCTCATTAGTAGTTTCGCTCCAATCTGTCTTGTGATTGCTGTTGTTCGGTTATTGTTTGTGTGAATTCTCTAAACTCATATCCGCCCACATTCAGTTTCGTGTGGACTTTAATCGGTCTGTTCACTGACTCGTCTAGCGAGTGTGTGATGCTTTGTGATGTCCCGACGTCCATGGCCATTCCGACATCTCCAGTGAAGCTAGTTAAGTCAGGCAATGGCAACTTAACACCAGAAGCAGTTTTGACCACTTTATTCATTAAAGCCCCGACCGGTTTTGTGGCTTTTTTCGCTGCTTTGTTAATACCTTTTCCGAAACCTGGTGGTACAAATTTACCCAGTTTCATAAATTCACGTGAAGGTGAGTGAATACCTAAAGCACTTTTAGCTCCGTCAATAACTCCTCTAAAGAACCCTGTTACTTTTGACCGAATCCAACCACCAAGCGACTGAATTCCATTCCAAAACCCTTGAACAACATTCCTACCAGCCGACATCATTTTACCTGGTAAACTGGAAACACCTTGAACAACTGCATCGACTAAATCTCTTGCTGCATCCCGTCCTCTTTGAACCAATTCACGTCCCCATTGAATGA